ATCGCTTTGCGCAGATCAGTGATTTCAGATTGTTCTGGGGTTTGGTTTGGGTACGACTTGGAGCCAGCCCTGACCGCATATTTTATGATGTTCCCAACATGGAACGCCAATTTGTTGGTCATGATGAAGGTAATGGGCTCGATCGCATACTGGGTGTAATGAGACGGGCGGTTGACGATGTCTTCATGCTCCATCAGCCAGCATCCTCCCGATCACTTCACGGTCAGACACGATATATATCTTGGCACCAGCAGCGCCCCCGCCATGCTCTGAGACTTCAGTAAGTGCACCGGCAGCGACTAGCTTACGGGTCATGTGATACACACAGTTGCGTCCGTTGTTCTCAAGCAAGGCTGCTAGGGTGAACTCACGACCATATGTGTAGTCGTAGAACCACCGCAGCATTGCGCGTCTGGCAGACTTCTTGAGGGGCTTCTTGACTGTGGCCCAATCACCCGTCCTCTTGTCTGCCAGAGACAGATACGAGCGGTCTATTCGGCTCTCATGGTGAAGCATGGCCTGCCCCAGCATGAACTCCTGCTCGTCGTTTAGGTTTTTGCACTTGAATGCTATGCTCATGTTCATCTTTTTGGCTCCCACAGTTTAATCTGGCGGCCCTCGAGGTCCCAATCGGAATATCGGAGGATACGAGCCAGTCGCGCTTGGGTCAGCGCATAGGTTTCATTGAGGTTTTGCTTTTGGTAAGCGGCGACAACCGCAGACCAGCTGGGGTTCTTGTCCAGGATCTTCCTGGCCGTAACCAAGCCAATCTTAGGGCATCCTGAATAGCCGTCAGTCACATCACCCATGAGCGCCTGGGTCAGGAAGTTGTAGTCAGCAGTGCGTTCATTGGTCACCAGGAGCTCACCTGTTGTTGGCCGGTAGAGACTGGCTGGAATGCACTTCATGTCTTTGTCGTCTGAGACAATGATCGTGCTGTGTCCTGGGGCTGAACCCATGATGCCCATGATGTCGTCTGCCTCGAGCATAGGCTCACAGTACCAACGGAAGGTGTCTTTGACCCACTGGACCATGGCAGGGTAGCCGACCGGCTTCCTCACCTTCTTACGGCCACCTTTGTAGTTAGGGTCCACGTCCTTACGGAAGTTGTCCCGGTCGCTCAGGCAGACGATGAAGTGAGGGGTCTCCAGGTGTTCACAGACGCTGTCTATTGTTTCCTGGAATATCTTCTTTGCCACCTTGAGGTCGGTGGATAGGGACCAGACATCATCTCCCCAGTCCACTTCTTCCTCAGCAGCAGCACAAGCACGGTAGAGGTATAGGTCTCCATCAATTAAGAGTGTGGTCTCTGCCGTTGGCTCTTGCAAAAAGGTCTTGAAATAGGTCATCGAGTGCTTCCTTAGTTTCCATTCCGTGCTCTGTGATCAGCCAGCGATTGCCAAAGAAGTCCTCATCGATCTTGATTGTGATGAGGCCCTCAGAGGCAGTCATGGCAACATGGAATGCTGTGTTTCGTGCAAAGTTACTTTTGATTGAGAAGGGCTTCCGCCAGGCGCGATCCAAGACAATATAAAGAGCCATAAGATCGACAACGTCCTGGGTAACCTCAGTGGGTGTCAGCCCAAGTGACGCCCAGACTGGCATCGGCATCGATCCTGATGGCTGTTTTGAAATGACGGCCTGCCTCTCCCGCCATTCTAATTGCGATTTGTCTGACATCTTCAGCTATCTCCTTGGTTTTGCATGCTATTTGGACTTCATCATGCACCCAGGCCATTATGTATGCCTGGTCTGGCCCGTGGACCTTGTTGATTTCGGTATCGATGAGTTCGACCCATTTCTTGCAGAGGACTGCTCCGCTCGATTGGAGTAGCTGACTGAGCAACTTCCGCTCTTCTCTGATGTATAGAAAACGCCCATCCAATCCTTTGAGATAACCGCGCTGGGCGGCCCTCTTTAGATTGCTCTGGAGCTTTGCGTAGGCGGGGATCGAGGCATTGAACTTGTCTTTAAGCTCTTTACCTTTCTTTGCATTCCCACCCACAATCTTACCAATCAGGGCATCACCGGCCCCAAAAAGGAGCGAATAAATGAACCTCTTGGACTCGCTGCGTGAACTTAGCCCTGCACTGTGTTGATTATATGTATGAATATCACCTTCGAGAATCTGTCGAGCGTACTCTCCGCCATCATCCAGGAACATGGCCAAGGTGCGCAACTCGAGCCCGGAAAGATCCGCGCCCACCAGCGTCCAGCCAGCAGGAACTGTGAATAGTTTCCGACAGTTCTCACCATAAGGTAATCCTGTTTTCGGAATTTGGGCCAGATTTGGCGATCGATGCGCGGCGCGGCCCGAAATAGTACCCCCAGAGACGATCGTGTGGCGGATCTTACCGTCATCATCGACCTTCTTGAGCCAGGCAGCTGGGCCCTCTGCCAACTGGCCTATGCGCTTCTGTACCATGAAGAACTCAGACAGCTTCTGAGCCTCAGGATAATCAAGTTCACCCAAGATCGTCTCGTTGATCTCGGCATGACCCTGGCCCTGAGTAAACTTCTTGGGCTTCCAACCATATTTCTGCTTGAGACAGAACTCGATGTGACGCCTGGATCCTGGGTTGAACTCAACGGTCTTACGCTTGATGAAGACCTCACCTTTGACATAACCCAGGGTCTTATTGTCCCTAGCTGGCGTAAACTCTTCAGTGATTTCCCAGGGTGGGAACAGGCTGTCTAAACTCTGGTTTAGGTCATCCCGTTTCTGGCACAACTCAGCATACAGTTCGACAGCAGCGGCCCTATCAAAGGTCCAACCATTGTTCCCAATGCGGAGACAGATGTTTGCCAGGCTGTGCTCGAGATCGATGCTCTCCTGGGAGAAGCCTTGATCCATAAGATGCTCATACAGCGTTTTGGTCACACTAGTATCGATGATGCAGTAGTCCAACATTTCCTGGCTGTAGACTTCCCAACCACCATCGTAGTCACCTTTGAAGTGGTCTTCGTTCTTATCCAGGGACATACGCAGTCCCCAGGCTTTCAAGCTGTGAGACCCCACCATCCTCTTTGGGAATGCATGAGGGTTCTTGGCGTGGCGGATGTAATCATCCTCAGCCAGGGTACTTTTGATCAATCTGGATAGAACCAGGGTGTCGGTGACTTTAGCCGTGACCGTGAAGTCAGGGTAAATCTTCTGGAGTGCCGGTACATCATACGCAATCACGTTGTGCCCACAGAGCTCTTCTGCGTCCAACAATAGCTGCAATGCCTCACCAATTTGGTCTGGGCCAAACGAGCGTACCTCGTCTGTCTCCATGTGCCTAAGCACGATGCAGTGTATCTTTGTGATTGTGTCTAAAAGTCCGTCACTTTCCAGGTCAAAGACCCAGCGGCTCAACGGTTGTCGCCAGAGCCCTTGAGCTTACCACGGATCTTGCGGTCAGCCAGTTTGTCTAAGTTCATCTGACCCACGTCTTCCAGGGTCAGGCCGAGGTCCTTGCTCAGGGCTCCAATGTACCAAAGCACATCACCAAGCTCTGCACCCAGGGAAGCACGTTGCTCTGGGGTAATTAATAAACTCCCGTCAAACGCAACCTCTTCATCCCGGATCATCTTTTTGATCTTGCCTGCCACCTCACCACTCTCACTATGAAGGCCCAGTGCCGGGTATATCACTGGCCACTTGTAGATAGCCGTGTCGGACATACGTTCCTGGTATTCATTCAGGGTCAGAGGCGTATCGATGTTGATATACTTCTTCCCGTTCGTCTTTTTTGCTTTAAACAGCATATTGGCTCTCCTTTTCCAATTTAGAATGCAAATGTGGTCTCAGCATCACGGAGGCGGCCCGTGACTTTGTCATAAGTCAGGCTCCCACAGTGTCCTACCGAGCCAGTTTGGCGGTTCTTGAGCATCACAATCGATCGCATACCGCTGGTTGGGTCGTCCCGGTCCACCTCGAGGCCAATCACCTGGTCACTTAACTGAGCGAGTGAGTGAGACGACCTGATCTGATTGAGGCCTAACTTGGCCCCCTGCTCATGGCTCAGATCCCCTGAGGGGCGCTTTAGGTGAGACACAAGCAGCAGGGTGATGCCCAGGGCCTGGACTTCAGTTCGGAGCTCAGTGGCCAGACTATCAACCAACCGGCGCTCATCAGTAACTTTCCCCGTCATGCCGCTGACCAAGATTGAGACGTGATCGAGGCATATAACCTGACAGCCCAGCGCCTTGTTCATAAATCTGATGCGCTGAATTATCGTATCGAGCTGGGTCGAGCCGAAATGATCGTACAAATAGAACGGGGTGCCCTTTAGCAGGTCATCGTAGGCCTCCTCGATCTCTTCTTTGGTGGCCAAGGTTTCATCCACAGTGATGTTCTTGTTCATGTGTAGACCAACCAAACCCTGGGCCGTCCTTTTGGTCGTCTCCTCCAACATGATCATGCCAGCGTGGTAGCCAGATTGCTGGATGTGGTACATGATCTCCCGGATGAAGGTGGACTTACCCACCCCGGAGCCAGCTATGACAGTCACCAGACTTGCTGGACGCAGGCCCATGCTCATCTTGTTGAGACCATCCCAGGGATATGTGATGGGGCTGACAGCATCGCTGACACCAATGACATCGCGGAGGTCGTGGGCTGACACAATGCCATCTGGCCGGTGCTCACGGGCTT